AAATTACTTACCTCTACATCGATTGTAATGTCCTGTAATGAACCTGAATAGCTAGGTATAGGATAATATTGGGATTGAGGATTATAGTCAAAGAAATACATCATTTGACTAGGTTTTTCAATAGCGCAGTTAGGATCAAATGCTTGATACTCTATTGGTCTAAACTTTCTAAAGTTGTTCCAGTTACTAGAATAGTAATAGCATTCAACCTGATCTGTCTTAGGATCAATCTCACCAGATCTAATAGCTGGAAATGGTATGTGATAGAAACTATGTATTCTATCGCCTGTTGCATTCCAAATAATATTACAAGCAAATCCTCCGTAGATTTCATAATCAGTAACTATCTTTTCAAAGACATCGTTCCAAGATTCTGGTTGTCCGCCGTCTCCGTCATTAGCTCTGCCTAAAACATATTCCAGTGAAGGATCTACAGTTCTTAGACCTTCACCAAACACACCTAAGATCTTAGCTTGTAGTGCTCTACGATTTATAGCAGACTTAGCATAAAGTTCTGTAATAAAAGAAGGGTAGTCGTTACCTGTTCCGTAAGATTCCCAAGGATAACCTCTAACCTTAAAGATTAGTGGTATTGTTGGGTTTGCAACCATGTTTGTTTGGTTGTCCTGCCCTACTGTATTAAATTTATACTCTGCCATGTTATTAAGTAGTTTTTATATGTTAGTTGACATTGTTTATCCCCATTCTGGATAGCAATTCTTGCATGGTTTCTGGCATTTTCATTTCGTATTCAATCTCAGGAAGTGTATTAATCCATTGAAAATCTGGATTAGTGGTTTGTCTTACTGTTTCTAAACCTAAACACCAATTTCCATTGACATCTTCCATTGGAGAAAAAGCTTGATGTTCTTTAAAATAAATTCCCATTAAAGAATCTTTTTGTTCTGTTGTTAATAGTTTTACTTTCATAATTATACGTTTCTGCCTAATGTTGTTTGGTATGTTGTTATTGCATTATAGTAAGCAGTTCTTTCTCCTGCATCTAGATATGATCCTACACTATATGAACGTGCCTCATTAGGATTATAATAAGGAATGATATCATTTGTTTGACCATAAGTATACATTGCTAATATAGCTTGTCCACAGTTCGCACCAAGTTGTTGTTGTGTACTAGTATCTGTTTGTATGACAGAGTTCTGTACATAACCAATTTCTGATGATATACTCGGGCCTTCTATATACATGAATCCCTCCATTGCATTTTGTCCTCCGCTGTAAATCAAACCAGAATAAATTCCATTAGTTGTAGCAGAAAATGCAGTATTTTGACCATTGCCCATTCCGTGTATAAAATAGGTTCCCCCAAGATCAAAACCACCATTAAGGTTACCTGATGATGAACTGTAGTATTTCTGATAACTTGACCAATGGGCATCTCCTGGTTGGGATTTAACTAATTGGTCAACTTTCCATAAACTCCTAACTGCAGCATCAGTTCCATTTCCTTTAATACCGGTTGAACTAAATACTGGTGTTCCTACGTAATCCCAATCATAAGTAGCATTAGAAGGCTCAACTAAATTTATTTTAGAACTAGCTGCCGTATTACCTAATATAGGTAAGAAAATATCAAACTTACTATAAATTCCTGCTGCTTTAAAATCTAATGTAAGTTGATTAACAGCACTTTGCTCTGTTGCAGTTAATGTTCCTCCTACAGTAATTACTTGATTTATGTATGCTGCTGCATCTGGATCAAGACCTGTTGGACCAGGTGCTGGTGCAGTAGCTCCAGTAGCTCCACCACCAACTAAGTCTCCTGAAAGATACCAAGTGTTAGCGCTTGCTTTAACTAGATTTGCTACTGAAAAATCTGAAGCAAGTACTGTATAACTATTAGCAGAGTTTAATGTTACTGCTGTTCCGCCAGCTGCTACTTGAACTGAAGAATATCCATCTCTAGCAATGTATAAACTGGATCCAAGTGGTAAATTAGCAACAGAATCTGCTGGTACAGTTACTGTTAATCTATAAGTTGAATCTGCAACAAAGAATTTACCTGAATCCGAAACTGCTAGTGTGTAGTCTCCTGTTAAACCAGTAGGTGTTAATCCTCCGCCTCCAGTAGCTCCTGCGGGTCCAGTAGATCCGTTAACCCCTGATGTTCCTGATGTTCCTGAGGTACCTGAAGTTCCGCTGTTTCCTGAACTACCTGATGTTCCACTAGTACCTGAGGTTCCGCTGGTTCCTGAAGTTCCACTGGTTCCGCTGTTTCCTGAACTACCTGATGTTCCACTAGTACCTGATGTTCCACTAGTACCTGATGTACCACTGGTTCCTGATGTACCACTGGTTCCACTAACTCCACTGCTTCCGCTAGTTCCTGAAGTTCCTGATGGCGTTGATACTACAATTAGTAATATCGGATCATTATTTGAAAAAGAATGTGTAGAAGTATTTAAAGTTACCCCATACGTCCAATATGTAGAATTATCAGTCTTACTTGTAATTGTCCAAGTTTGAAAATTTACATGACTTGTTTTATCCTGGATAGTGATAACACTTCCAATTGCAAGATTACTTAGAAAAAGATCAATATTGGTATTACCTTGTTCTAATTCAGAAACGTTAAGAGAGGTAGCAGATGCCTGAGTAGCATTATCCCAAATAATATGTCCTGATCCAGGATCTCCTGATTGGCTGTTAGTTTTTGCTTGGTAGTTAAATAGCGAGTTTGAAGCTCCATCTACCCCTGAGGTTCCCGAAGATCCGTATGCGGGTCCTGTTGCTCCGTTTACTCCAGAAGTACCTGAGGTACCTGAAGTACCTGATGTTCCAGATATTCCTGAACTACCTGAAGATCCATCTTGACCAGGTACACTAGTTTCTCCTACTGCTATACATTGAACGTATCCAGTAGCATAATCATTAGGATTAGAATTATCAAGTTGGATTGCTAGATAATATCTAAATCCAGAATTTGTTTTATTAGTGATATAAGCTCCTATACCAGCAGAAAAATCTCCTAAAGATATTGATCCCCCAGTTTGCCCTGCAATACTTGGACTAAAAGTTGTTTGAACATCTATGCTATAATTTGAAGTATTAAACGGTACAGCAAATGTAAAATCTTTATATGACGTAGAATTATAAGGCCCAGGGGCTGTAATATAAGTCCAAGGATCGGTTGAAGTATCAAAAGGAATAACTTTAGTAGTTAATCCAAGACCAGTTCCAGTAGCCCCATTAATTCCCGAGGTTCCTGATGTTCCACTAGTTCCTGATGTACCGCTGGTTCCTGAGGTTCCTGATGTTCCACTAGTTCCTGATGTACCACTAGTTCCTGATGTACCGCTGGTGCCTGATGTTCCACTGGTTCCTGATGTTCCACTGGTTCCTGATGTACCGCTGGTGCCTGATGTTCCACTGGTTCCATTAACCCCTGAAGTTCCAGAGCTGCCTGATGTCCCACTAGTTCCTGAAGATCCCGCAGGAGAAAACATAACTGTTACGAAATCATCTAAATTTAGAGTCCCTGCTCTTGTAAGGGCTGTAACTGTCATAGCTACAGAACTAGAAACAAGTGTAGGAGTTGCTGTAACTAGAAAAACCCCTATTTTATTATCTTGGGTTGGGCTTGCTCCTTTAAAAATTGTAATTACAGAACCTTCATAGCATTTAGATAGTATCTCCCCTATGTTTATTCCATTTGGAGGAACTGTATAAGGGAACCAGGAAAAATTCAAAGCAGTTGGTGATCCTGCCCATCCGGTATTTGTTTTGAAATATCCAGAAGTGGGAGCAGTTGCTGTATTTGTATTTGTATCGAATTTATAAATAAATCCTTGGTTTGTTCCAGTTGCCCCTGTTGCTCCGCTGGTTCCACTAGTTCCTGAAGTACCGCTGGTTCCTGAAGTACCACTGGTTCCTGAAGTACCACTAGTTCCTGATGTTCCATTTGATCCTGATGTTCCAGAGCTTCCATTAATTCCACTAGTACCTGAAGTACCATTTATTCCACTAGATCCTGAACTACCATTAGTTCCCGTAGCACCTTGTTGAACATAGAATGCTGGTAAAACTGAAACTGAAATTGAACTAGTTGCTGGTTTATTAGGTAAAGTTCCTGCTGCTTGGAAAAGCGCACGCATTGTTGTATCAGTTGAACTCCAATATATCTGATAGTAATCCCCAGTGTTTGCATTAACCTGATAGGTTAAGGTAACTGCTTGAATTGCTCCAGCGCCACTTAATGTTGTTAACTTATTAGATCCAACTACATTAACCCCATTTTTACTTAGCCAAACTTGAACAACGTCATCACCTGGTGAAGTTTTATAGAATTGTATATTAGCTTGTAGATTGAATGTAAGGCTCGCTGCTACGTTTATTTTAGAATTATCTGTAATAGTCACTCCGTAACTTCCTACTGTCGTATTGAGCGTAAAAGCATTAGCAGCGGACGGACTAGCATTAGTCTGTGTGGTAGTATCAAAGAAAATACCGTAGAAACCTTGAGCTCCACCAGGTCCTGTAGCTCCTGTTGCTCCACCTCCAGTAAGTCCTGGAATTCCAGTAACGTTACCGGTAAAATTTACAGTGGTATCAGATACCTGAAAAGGCATCGGATTACCGAAACCATCTGTGACAGTTTGTAAAGTATCTCCGGCAACCCCAGAAAGCCCTTGTGAACCTACATTAAGGATCCCACCATAAGTGTTTTGTATTCTTTTACCGGTTAAATCAGCCATTATTAGATGTATGTTTTATTAAATATGTTTTGTAGATTTTATACATTTTCTTCCCATTCATTCTGATCTGCTTCTGGAATGTTACTTGTGTTGTTCCATATTCCATTAGAAGTATAATAAACATAAGATTGCAGACTCTCGTTATTAGATTCGTAAACAATAGGTCCAGTTCCTCCAGTTGCTGGGGTAAATATAACTGCCTGAAGATCCTCATTAGCACTAACAAAAGTTTCAAAAATAACTTCTGGTGGGGTTTGATCATTTAAAATCATTTGACCACTGTCGATTAAAGTACCAATAGCTGGATCTAATGTAGCGTAATTTGTATTCCAGATTTTGTAATCCCAATTTCCTGATGGAGTTAGATAAACCACACCATTTGTAGGATCTTCTATCGAGATGTTTGCAACTAAACTGATTTGAAATTTAAGGTATCTTGTATTTCTAACTAGTACAAACGGGATAACGTAGCTCCATTCCCTAGTAAATCCAGATCTAAAACCTATTAGAAAATAATCACCAAATTCTTGTACATCGTTATCGATAGTATTAGCGTAAATTACGAATTCGTTTGATGCTAGTTGTTCAAGATTTATCATCTAAATTAGAATGTTTAATACTAAATATGATAACGGACAAATATGACATAAAAAAAAGGACTAGTTTCCTAGTCCTTTTAAATGTTTGCTTTAAATGAATTAAGCTGTTACGATGGTGAAACCATGTAAAGCTGACAATGAAGTCAATTCATAAGCCATATCAGGCTCTTGAGCACTGATAGTGATGCTGTATTGGTTAGCATCTCCAGGAGCAACTCCTGTTACTGAAGTACCAGCAGATATTACACCACCACGAGTTTTACCCATTAACCAGAAGTTATCGTTATTATCTTGGAAGATAACTTTGATATCCCTATTTCTGCTTAAAAGAAGTAATTGATTTCTCTTCTCTGCAGATAGTTTTTGAACGTTGATCGTGATAGCTTGATCGTAGAATGCTGTACCGTTTGTGTTAGAAATGTTGAAAGTTTCAGTGAAAGAAGCAGTATCTTTTGGAAGTTCGTATTCGTAGAAAGAACCAGTGGTACCGGTCATACCAGTAATCTGATTGTTAGCATCATAAGATGTAGATGCGATTACTACGTTTACTCCAATATACGCTACTTTAAGTCCACCAATACTGTCGATACAGTCTAATGCTATTGCGGAAGTTAAATTACAAGCCATATTATTTAGTTTTTTATTTTTTGTGTTTTAATAAGGAGCTAGATTTTACTCTAGCTCCGTAAATTTTACTGTTTATGCTCCAGGTGAGTAAACGAATTCAGAAGCGATTATACCGATACCCATTGAGAATTCAGAAATCATTCTGATCTCTTGGTTATCACGTGACCACCAACCTTGGATTCTTTCAGTGTCATCAACTAGACCGCATACTACGATCATGTGTTTAGCTGGTCCGCAGTATACTTTTGGACTAGAACCTAAACCTCCAACTGGAATGGCTCTTACGTTAGTTCCAGGAATGATGATTGATTGACCTAAACCAGCACCAGTTGTTTGACCAGTGTTGTAGTGGAATAAGTTTTTAGACACGATGTCAGTTTGTAAGTAACGGAAAGTAGCGTAACTCATTAACATAATTAAATCGTCTCTTGAAGCAACTGCCAAAGGAAGTGCGTCGATAGTAGCAATAGCTTTATTGTAAGAGTTAGCTGATGTCCAAGCTCCACCAGTTCCAGCGTTTGCGCCGTTTGCAGTAGTTAATTGGCTGATGATTTGAGTTCCTAAGATGCTTTCAGCATATTTTCTAGTCTCTTGAATCATTTGATCAGCGATTTGCTGTTCGAAAGGAAGTCTCTCACCGTATGCAGAAGCATCCAATTGAGTTGACAACCAGTAGTCGTTAAGCTCGTTTAAGCAAAGTGACTGTTTCCAGCTATATTTTGAGTTGTCTACAGAAATCTGTGTAAAGTTAGTAGAACCAGCTGAAGTCCAGCCGCATGCAGCAGCTTCAAAACCAGCAGTCATTCCTAATACGTTAACAGAAACTGTTGCAGAAGCATATCCTGGACGTACGTCACAGTATTGCATAAGGTCAGCACCTAATACTGCCTTTTGGATTAAAATACCTGAATCTTCTAGATTAAAGGTACTAAGGGTTGATAAATTAAATCCCATGATTATTGTTTTTTATTTTTTTTAGTTTAATTATGATTTTATAAAGAAACCTTCGTTCTTTAAGTTAGTCATTGTTGCAATTCTAGCATCTAATGCATCGTTATTAGAAGCAAATTCTCCTCTAGTTACTTTAGGAGCTTTTTCAGCACCTGCAGTTTTAGAGAATTTCTCATACTTAGATTCCATTTCTGCCATTTTAGCTTTCATTGAAGTCATTTCAGTAGCAATTTCTTCTAAAGCCATAACGACTTTCTTCATTACTTCATTTACTGCTGCTTCTTTTTTAGCTATTTCTTCTGGAGTTTCTGAGGCTGGGATCGTGTCTTCTGCTGCTGCTTCCACTTCTACTTCCACCGGTGGGGCTTGTTCTTCAGCTTTAGTTTCTACAGAGATGATCTTGCCTTCAGCATCAACCTCTACTTTTAGACCTGATTCTGTTTCGTGGGTGCCAAGTGGCGCCGGAGATTTGGTTCCATCTTCTGCTATTACAAATAGCGGAAAGCCTGGCGCAAACTCTTCAGCTTCTACTGCGGTTCCGTCGATCAGTTTGTCAGATGCTAATTTAACCTCAAGTCCTAATATGACTTTGATTTGGTTTAGTTTTTCTTTAAACATACTTTTTTATTTATTTTTACTTTTTGAAAATTGGGCGATTGCTACTAAATATAGAAATATACGGAGATGACATATCTTAAAGAGTCTTAACAAGATTAATTAGATCGCTGTACATTTTACGATCTTTCATGTAAGCTTCGTACTCGTTCTTGTCTAGGAAATCCCCTTGAATGCTTAACCCTTTTAACTCTCCTGACTTAACCTTAGCCCATGTCTCTAGGTTAGTTACCCTCATTTTAACACACCAAGCCCCGATAGGAGCATCCAGTTCGTAAACCGAATTAGCCTTATCCTCAGCTGTTTCTACGATCCAAGATTCAAACACATAAGCTCCAGCATTGGCGGTGTCTACGTGCTGAATGTTTGTATCTGCTAATCTTTGCTCTCTCATGTATTTCTCTGCTATCTTAGCAATAACTTCTTTAGAAAATCTAACAAAGTAAATGTTACCATCTTTATCTTTTCTAGGAATCTCCATATCGGGCACCATAGCAATAGCAACTATCTCTTTCTTATCCTCATCAGCAAATAGTATCTTAGCAAATCCGTAAGTTCCTACAGTTCTATCCTCAGCCAATTCTACATTTTTAAGAATGCTATCAGCTTTACGACCAACATATTTTCCTGAAGCTTCCCATTTACCATCTAATTCTTCGTAGATCTCGATAATGTAACCAGGATCTTCTTCAGTACCTTGTATTTCAAAATCTACACCAGGTACTTTTTTAGCTCCTTTTACAATTTCTGTGATTCGTCCTCTAGGATTCTTATCTGCTGTTTTCCAACTAACCGCATCGCCAACTGAAAGTTCGTCAACAGATGCGAAAGACATTTCTAATGCTGTTAAAGCTTTATCTAAATCTGCATGTGATGCTCCAGGCATATAGATAAATCCGTTATCTGTTGCGTGAGAATGTATCTCTCCTTTGAGTCCTAGTTCTTCAGATCTTTTTACTGCTTCCTCAATTGTTGGGTATGATTCTGCTGCAAATTCTTCACCTAGAACTGCTTTTCTTTTTAACGGGCCAGATTGGTTTGTGTAAGGTGCAAGTCCACCAGTATCTATACCGAATTTTTCTCCTATTCCGAATAATGAAGCAACTACACTTGGATTATTGTCAATATGCTTACTAATATTAAGTTCTTTTACCTTTTCAATTTTAGCTTTATTACTTCCTGTTGCAAATACTCTATCAAGTGGAATTCGCATTTCATTAGCATATTTAAAAATATCTGCTCCTGGTGTTGATCTAGCAGTGATAATATAAAGTTCATCACCACGTTTCTTATGCTCTTCAAACAATTTCTTACCTCTAGTAGTGGAAAGTGTATCATCCCAATCAAAACTTACTTTAGCAAAATCCATTTGGTTATCATAACCACATTCGTGACAAACATAAACATCTTGACCACCATCTACTACATCCCATGAATGACCACACACATCGCAAGTTATAGTATTATTAACTAATGCCATGTTCTGGTAAGTTGAAATACAGATAGCAACTGCTTGATCTGAATCTTTACCCTCGCCAACTAAAACTGGTACACATCTACCTAAATATTCATCTTGTGATTCTCCACTCTTAGGCTCAACAAATTCTTCAGCTTTAAAGTACATAAAGTTCTTTTCGATAGCTGGTGAATCCACTAGTGCTATAGCATCTACTCCAGATCCTTCAAGATCGTCTATGATTTCTAAATCAATTATTCTTTTTTCCATGTTATTAAATATGTTTTTTATAGTCTTGCTATATCTTCCAGACGTTTATTAGCCTCTTGTTGGCTAGTCATATCTGAAGCTACCACGTAAGTTTTAATGATAGGTGTTGATGCTGCAATGTTTTGTTCTCCCGTTACACTTAGATTATTAGGTGCTCCTGAACCTTTACCCATTCCGTTTATCTTTTCTAACATAGGTAGGAAAGCTTCGGTAGCAGAACGATTAACCACATATTCCCCACCTTCTAGTTGCCCGTATGGGGTATTAATTCCGCCTTCTGAATGTTTACGTCCAGTAAGCAAACCTCCTTGTGCAAACTTAGATCCTGAACTTCCTCCTGAATCACTTTGGTTTAAATATGAATTAGGATCTTTAGGTGGAGTTCCACTAAAACTAGTTTTTTGAATTATTGATACTTGAGCATAACCAGATACTACAGCTGCTGCAGCTGCTATGGCTCCAAGTATAGGACCTACAACCGGAATACCTGCTAAAGAGGTAAATGCTTGAACACCTCCTTGAATTGTAGAAATAATAGCTTGTGCAATTTGTAATTTTTTACCATTTTCAAAAGCATCTTTAGCTAAATTATATTCTCCTAAAGCTTTATTGTATTCTGCTTTTTGAACTGCTTTATTATAATCATCTCGTATTTTTTTCTTTTCAGCATCAGTAGTTCCTTCAATTGCTATAGCTGCTTCAGCATTAGCAGTTAAAACAGCCATTTCATCCTCTGAAGCTTTTTTAAGTGCTTCACTGTCTTCTAGATTACTAAGTTTCTGTAAGTCTGAAGCAGCATTTAAAACAGTTTGTATTGTTGCAAGTATACCATTTATCTGTTCTATAGCAATTTTATTTTTTTCTAAGAACAGATCTCCCCAAGATTTCTCGTCTTTTTTATACAGTTTATCTAGATCCTCTACTAATTGTCTAGTTAATTCTACTGTACTTAAACCTAAATCTTGTCTAATTTTTATTTTTTGTTTAATAGCATCAATCTCAATATTCAATAAACTGTTTTCCAAATCTTTCTGGGCAGCTAATCTTTCTTCTGCTGTAGATTTTTCATCTCCTAAAACTAATTGGGATTTATTGAATGCAGCTAATTTATCAGCTTCAAAAGATTGATCTATTGCATCAGCTTGTAGTTGGTAACGTTCTTCAATAGCTTTCTTTTCAGCATCTAAAAGATCTTTAGCTAACTGAGTTCTCATCATTTTGATTTTCTCGTCCCTAGCTTTCTCTAATTCTTCTATTTTAACAGTATCTCCTTTTGCTGCTTCTATTAATTTAGCGTACTTATCTTCTTCAGCTTTTATCTCAGCTTCACCTTTTTGCTGCGTAGTAACTACTAAAGCATCTGCAATTTCTTTAGCTAACTTTTTATCTTTCTCTGCTTGTTTATCATCGATATCATTTTGTTTTAACCTAATGGCTTCTTTAGTATCGAATATTTCTGTTTCTAAATTCTCACCATATTGTTTAAACTGAGAATTGTATTTTTCTTCTATTACTAACTTATCCGAAAGAAGTTGTTTTTCCTGGGCAAGTCCATCTTCCCCAGCAATCTTAGCATCATCTACAAGTTTTTGATTCTTTTGTCTAGATGCTTCGATTTCTTTATCATATCTTTCTTTTAATTTCTTTTGAGCTTCATCAGCAGCAGCATCAGCATCTTTTCCTTTTTTTGTTTCAATCTCCGCTGTTAAAAAATATAAATCATTTTCTGTTTTTGCTAGATCATCTGCATAAACTTTTATTCTTGCATTTGATTCGTCTATATCTTTTTGGCTTACTACTAAAGCATCTTTAACAATATTAACCCCTTCTTTTGTTAGAGTTCCAGCATTTTTATTAGCTAATTTTTTATTATTCTCACTAACCTTTTCGGCTGCTTTCTGAACTTCTTCAGGTAAGTATTTTTCAAAGAATGTAGCTATCTTACCGCCTTCATCAAAAAATCCACTGTTAAGAATATCAGCAAAGTTTTTCTTAACCTGTAATGAAGCTTGTTCAGTAATAATAGCTTGTTGTAAAGCTTGTTTTTTTAATTCAATATTAATCTGATATTGCTTTATCTTGTATTCATTAATCTCTTGTTCAGATAGACCTTGTCTTTTTAAAGTTCTTTCTGTCTCATCTAAAGTTTTTAGATTTTCATCACTTTTCTTTACCTGCTTAGCAAGCTCTTCATTTAACTTTTTCTGTTCTTTAGAAACTCCGGTTACAGCTTCTTTAATATCATCCCAATAAACTACGATTGTACCTAAAGCAATTACAAGTAAACCTATACCTGTAGATCCTATACCAGCTTTAATAGCTTTAAAGGCATCAACAGCAACTTTTTTCATGTTGCCAAAAGCATTACCTAAATCTTCTAAAGCAGTTAACCCTTGGGTTAAAGCCATAGCCCCTTGTACCTTTTGGAAAGTCTTTTCGAAATCCTTAGCATCTCCACCCGCTAAACTAATAGCACCTTGCAATGCAGTGAATCCACCAGATAAAGCTGTTAGCCCCTTAGTCACTGCCTGGAATTTACCAGCACCAGTTAAAGCATTTACAGAATCATTAGCATCGTCGAACTTATCTTTTAAGTCAGCTGCTTTTTGTGCTGCTGCATT